GTCCGCTACACAACGTCTTATAATGAGTCTAAAGATAGAGCTACTGCAAAAAGATTTGTAGTTAATAGGATGATGGCTACTGGAGCAAGTAAAGAGTACGCATTGAATGAATGTGGGGAAATTATAAGTACAGTATTTAAAAATGAAAAAGAATTTAAATTTAAATACACAATTAATTTTTCTATTTTTGGTCAAAACAATTTAAAATGGGTTACTGATAAAGCTATTCAATTAATGAATGAGGGTTTATTAGAAAGGGGTGAGGAGAGAGCTGAAATTTTAAGAGAAAAAGTTATTGCTGCACAGGATACTGATGATTTAGGATTTAATGATATTGATGATTTATTAGCAAAAATGGAGGAAGGATAATATGGCTAAGGCAAACAAAGATAGAGAAGATACGATAAAGACAAGAAATTTATTTGTAAGTGATGAAGATGCTATGGCAGCACTTACAATAGCTAAAAAAGTTATTATTAAGAAGTATGGAAATGTTATTTCTTCCTTAGAGGAGCACGGGGATTTACATATACCAACTATTAGCACGGGATGTTTAAGTTTGGATAGTGCACTAGGTAATGGTGGTATGGGATTGGGAAGAATTTATGAAATTTTTGGTCCTAATAGTGGTGGTAAAAGTACATTAGCTACTAATGTGGTTATTCAAGCCCAAAGAAGAGATTTTATGTGTTGTTATATAGATGCTGAACAAGCTGTAGATCCTAAACTTTTTAAAAACTATGGGGTTGATCTAACTAAACTTGAGATAGTACAGGGATATGATGGTGAAGAAAATTTAGATATTCTGGAAAAACTTATAAAAACTGGGGCATTTAGAGTAGCAGTTATTGATTCGGTGAGCGCACTACTTCCAAGAGTTGAAGCGGAAGCTGATATTGATAAAGATTCTATGGCTCTTCAAGCTAGACTAATGAGCAAAGCATTAAGAAAGATAACTCCAATAGCTAATCAAACAAACACATTATTAATATTTATTAATCAATTAAGGATGAAGGTTGGTGGATATGGTAATCCAGAAACAACTAGTGGAGGAGAAAGTTTAGCTTTTTATGCTACTGGTAGAATATCTGTTCGTGGCCCTGAATCTAAAGCAAGAAGATTAATTGATGATAATTCTGGAGAAGTGTTTGGGCATAAGGCAGAGTTTGAGGTTATTAAAAATAAACTTGAAGCCCCCTTCAAAAAGGCTAACGTAAATCTCATTTATGGGAAAGGATATGATAGTCATTGGGAAATTTTAGACATTGCTTCAAGTTTAGGTATTATAGAAAAAGCTGGATCTTGGTATAAATATAATAATGAAAATATAGCACAAGGAGAGCTGAGGGCAATAGAGTTTTTAAAATCTCCTGAAAATTTGGAAATATTTGATAAAATAAAAGATCAGGTTATAGATCTGACAGGACTTAGAAAAGATTATGAGCTTCATAGCAACCCAGGTTTCTTGTCTTCTTAATAATATATTTCCGGCAAATCCACATAGACGAGTATTTTCTGAACACTACGTTAATTTTAAAAATACTCGTCTATTTTTCGACTTCTATGTTTCTGAGTCCTCATTACTAATTGAGTGTCAAGGACGTCAACATAATAAATTTGTCAAACATTTTCATGGCTCGGCTGAAAATTTTAGGTCTCAGAAATATAGAGATAATTTAAAGATAGAATATGCTCAAGAAAATAATTTGTACTTAATTCGTTTATATGATAATGAGATTATAACTAAAGAGATGATACTCAATAAAATAAATAAAGCTTTCGATAGTAAATATAATTTTTGTGACTAATGTATTGGAGGTAACGAATGCTAATATTACCTGGTAATGTAAGTATTTCAGATGCAGATAAATTTAATAAGGATTGTAAGGATTTTCAAATTCTAAATGATGGAACCAAAGTTGGTGATTATCATTATTGTAATCTAAGTTTGCATTGTAGACAAATAGATATTGGTCTCGATGGGAAAGCCATCCCTATGGAAGCAAATTATTTGATAATGGTTGATAAAGATGGCGAAGTAACACATGAACTTTTTTGTACAGGGCATTATGATCTTCGTTGTTTAAATGAACGAATGGAAGATAGTAAAGTATCATAGGGGGATTGACAATGGACCAAAATGTCTTATCTTTTACTAAGATTATGATAAACCATAATTTATTAGATGAAGTTTGGAAATTAGATCCTAGGAACATGGATAGTATAGACGGAGCAAAACTCAGTTCTTATTCAGTATGTCTTGCTCAGTATCTTATTTATTTTTCTTATCAAAGAAACTTGGCTCGGGCTGAGCAACACAGGCTTGATAAATATATAGATAGGACTGTTTCTTTAATTTTAACAGATAATATTGAATATTTAAAAAAGTATAAAACTAAAGCCGCAGCCGCAGATTTTATTATATCTGTAAACTCCTCCTTGATGGATGCTCAAACGCAACTAGACGCTCTACACACTGAGCTTTTACAGACAGAAGGTATGGATAAGGTAATATCTGAATTAGTTGCTACACTTAAACGAGAGCTAACTAGAAGAGAAAATGAATTATATCAAGTAAGAGTGGAGAGAAAAAATTAATGTCTGATATAAAAATAAAAGAAATGTTTTGTAGACCGACCGATGAGCGAGCGTTAATAGCATATTGTATGAAAGACCTATCAAATTATTTTGCGGTGTGCACAAAACTTGCCCCATCAGATTTTCTATATTCCCAACATGAGATGACTATGCTCTTATTTGAATCGCTTATCGCTAAGGGAGCAGAGAAATTTGAAACAAATCTAATTATTGCAGAGGCTACTGCTAATGGGGTCATTGATGTTATTGGGGGAATTAAATATATAAAAACAATTTCAAGTATGCAGGTGGATGATGGTAACTTTGATTTATACTTCAAGGCTGTGTTAGAAGCGTCCACCAAGTATAAACTATATTCTATTCTTCTTGAGAAGGCGAACAAAATAGAAAAGAATGCTAAAGATGGTATAGATAGTTCGGATTTATTAAGTGGTGTTGAATCCTCTATCCTAGATTTATCAATGACAGGTTTAAATATAAATGAACCTATAAATCTGGGTGATGGATTAGAAGATTATATTAATGCTTTACGATATAATAAAATAGAGTTAAGTGGTCTGTCAACAGGATATCCTATTCTTGACAAACAGATAGATGGTATGGTTCCTGGTACACTATTAGTAGTTGCTGCTCGCAAAAAACAAGGTAAAAGTACTTTCTTATCCAACATAGCAGTTCATGTAGCATATCGTCTATGTATACCAGTATTATATGTTGATACGGAATTGTCATTTCCAGAATGGAGATCCAGAGCTTTATCCACAATTTCTGGAGTTAGAGAGCGTGATATTAAACATGGTGGTTATGATGATATTAAATATAATAAATTAATGAAAGCGTCAACTTTGATTGATAAAGGAAAACTATTTCATGAGTATATGCCAGGATATTCTGTGGATAAATTGGTTGCTTTATACAAAAAGTATAAGCATAAAGAGCAGATTGGATTGATAGTATTTGATTACTTAAAAGAACCTGATAGTTCTTCTGTGGACAAGCAAAGAAAAGAATATCAAATATTGGGAGACGTTACCACAAAGCTTAAAGATTTAGCAGGGCAATTAAATATCCCAGCATTAACAGCTGTGCAGCTTAATAGAACCAATGACATTGCTGATAGTGATAGAATTGCTCGTTATGCTGATGTAATATGCTTTTGGGGAGATAGAGCTGAAGAGGAAATACAGGAGGGAGGTTTAGAATGTGGCTCACATAAAATTGTTATTAAAGATACAAGGCGAGGTGGGGCAACTAGTAATAATGGAATAGGATATATGTTTTTCAAAGAGTTTTTAAAGATACGTGAGGTGCCTATAGACCGCCAATATTTTACAAATTTTGATAAAGTGGTTAATGAAGATAGTGTTACTAAAGGAGTAAGTTATGCTGGCTATGAAGATGAAGAGTTATCATAATTATAAAGAAAAGAGATGGGAAGATTTTAAAGATAAGTTGGATTATTTAAAAACTTCTATAGATCCTAGGTATCTTTTAGAAAATCTTGGAATTACAATAGATCATGAAACCTATAAAGAGATAAGATGCAGTTGTCCAGTACATAAAGGCGACAATAAAACAGCTTTTAGATTCAATAAGGACACACGCACTTGGGTATGCTTCACACATAAATGTCATGAATCCCATGGAAATGATATTATAGGACTTATAAAAGCAATAACAGGAAAGGATTTTATTGGATCAGTTGATTATTTGAAGTTTTTGATGGGAGATACTAATGAAATAGATTACGTAGAATCTAAAAGAAAGCGAGAGATTTCAACTTTTATACAATCCTATGATACTGTAGTTTTAAAACATAAGTCAGTTAATGAAAATTCTTTAAATAGATTTAAGACATTACGTACAGGATATTTTACACGTAAAGGATATAAAAATTCTACATTAGATTATTTTGAGATTGGTGGAGGATGGGTTGACTCTCAAG